GGATTGTTAAACACCTCAACACATGGAATAAACTCCATAGTATTTTCTACGACTTTTTTATCAAAAGTTGCAAAATTTGTATTTTCTTGATCAAAAGTTATTTCTTGTTCAGCATGATATTCTTCTATTTCTGTAGCAGTTATTTTTAATCTCATATATCTTTTATCAGTATTCAAACCAACACCACCAAAACCTTTTGATGATTTAACTTTATATGGATAAATAATAATTACTTCTTCTAACTCTCCTTCAGGTGAATAATATGTCCTATAAGATTCTTTATTAAACCAATAAATTCTGTAAGATTTTTTAGTTGGTCTTATATAAAATAATCCTTTTCCATATGCTAGAAATCTATCCCATATTGCATCTAATCTTGCATCTAATTGATTAAATTTTATAACTTGCTGAACAAAATCAAATCTTTGTGTACCAAAATTATCTTGTTGTGGATAAAACTCAACTCCCTGTCTTATACCAAACATCTTCATTTGGGATAAGTGAGAACTAATCAGCATTGTGTCTGCTGTTCCTTTTCCATCACGACTGATGACAGATTTAATCATGTCATCTAGAACAGCTTTACTATTACTCTCCATTAATTAGATCCCTCTGTTATTGGTCAATGTCATAACCAGCATGTAATCGCTTAAGAGTAATCACATCTCCTTCAACTTCAACGTCAAATCTTTCATTCGGTTGAAGTGCCATATCGTGACATAGCTCATCAGGTAATGAAATTATTGCTGAACCATAAGCATCCTGCTCAAGTTCAAGTTTGTAAAAAGTTGGTTCTGGCATTGTTAATACTAATAGTTTAATTGGTCAATACTCTAACTCAAGTTTTCCACGAGTCATTAACCCATTACATAGCCAAACTAGAGCGTCTACGCAATCGTCATGTGAGCTAACCCCAAAATTTACTATCTCATCAGTCAATGCTCCAAACTTTCTATATTTGTTAAAAGTAATTTTTCTTTGCTCAAAAAGTCCCATTATACCTCGAAATCTTGCAACCTTGTCACCACGAAATCCTTTTACTGGATGCCAAATTAAATTATATAAACCTTGTTCTGTTTGACATATTCTTTTAAAGTCTGCTTCTAAAGATGCTTGATAAGCAACAGCTTCAGACCATACATGTAAAGAAGTTCCTGTAGGAAAATAATTTTTACCATCTTTCATAATTACTCCCCACTCTTCCATCATTTCCATTAAAAGTTCTAATTTTTCTAAATTTCCCATCACCCTAACTCGTTTACAATCAATAATATGGACTTTATCTTTTACTCTGCCACCCATAACAAAAACTGTGTAATCATTTCTTTCTCGCACTCCTGCAGATAAATCAACCCCAACTCCTAAAGCATCGAAATCTGTAGCTATTGTTCCTTTAACAATCAAGTCTGGAGACAAAGATAATTCACTAGTTTGAACAACTTGGTTCTGATATTGAAAACTAAATGCTACTGGAGCTATTCTTCTTCTCTGACCTAAATAATCTAATGACCACATGTCAGGCCAGTATGATATCTCTTCTCCTTCTTTATCTACTGTAATTGCAGATTGTACTATTTGTTTCCATCCACTGGAGGGTAAAAAAGTTGTACTGTGAATATCATCATGTCTGAATCTAGTTCCTAAACAAATAGCTCTTGCACCTTCAAACATAGTAGGAACAATAACAGCATTCCAATTATCTTCCATAGCCTGACGAATATCTTTATTTTTAATATCATCTGCACTTTTTATTGCGTCATCAATTATGCAGAGATGAGATCTTTTTGAAGTAACAGCACCTTTTAGTCCTGCACAACATACACTAAATTCTTCTTCACCAGTTGATTTTATTCCTGCAAATTTCCAATCTATACTCCAATATTCATTTGAATTTATTCCTTTAGCTATTTTCACTGTAGGAAAAATTTCTTTGTAAATTTTACTTTCTTCTATAATTCTTTTAATTGCTGCACTCTTTGGTCTAGCTACATCAACTGTATAAGAAATATATAAAATTTTTAAAGGCATTTTGTTTAAAGCATGTATGCCAATAGCCCATGCTGTATATAAACCTAATACGGTAGACTTAGCAGATCCTCTAGGAGCAAGAATGTCAATGTTAGGACCAGCAATACTTTTAAGACATTCACTATCATCTCCTGTACATAAATACTTGTGCCATTCAAGGTGATGCTCAGCTGGAGGTTTTCCCCCTACAACATCACAAAAATAGGCAAAATCTTTTCTAGCTCTTTCGACATCAACATTAGAAGTTTTTTTAACTACTTGTTGTTTTGCAGCTGCTCTAGCTGTACGTCTATAGACGCTATAAATACTCGTTCCTGCCATGAACGTAGCATAGCGTACTTTTGCTTAAGATTCCTCTTGTAATATTTTTGTCCAGACTCCCATTGATGCTTCCTGTAATGGTCCTTCAATTGGGTCATCTCTAAAGATAGATAACATCTCACGTAAGGCTCTATCTGCACCTGCAAGAATTAAACCCTGTTTATCTTGTAAAATCTTTTTATCTTCAATTTGTTTTATAGCTCCACGTAATTCTTTTTGGAGCATTGCTATTCTTGCTGCACCCATATCTTGTTTAACAATTCCCATATCAATCGCATCACGTAACTTCCCTATATCAACTCTCATGTTATCTATCTCAGATTCTAAAACTTGAGAAAAATCACGTTTTTTAAATTCTTTTATAGACCATTCATTACATTCCACTACCGTCCCTTGAAACCCTAAAAAACGGGCAAATAAATACATCTGTATTGGAGAAGATGCTTTTTTACAAAATTCAAGAAAGGATTCGCGATCTTTGTTAGATAAAGTCTGAATCCATTTCTTCATGTTCTATATTGGCTTTGTGCTTGTTCGAAGTCCCTATTCTCTTTATAGCGTCTAAACATCTCTTTCTGCAAGTCTGTTGTTCTTGTTTCTTTACCTGTAGTTCCTATTGTCTTTCTCTGCTCTGTACCTGTAGTTCCTATTGTCTTTCTCTGCTCTGTACCTGTCTCTCTTGTTAACGCTCTATCCTGTTCTCCTGCAGTTTCTAATCCTCTTCTATATTGAAGACCAGTTTCTCCTATTTCAGCACGACGCTCTTGACCTACAACTCTTTGAGTCGCACGAGTGTCTTCTCCCTGTTTATCAATAGTTAGACGTTGTTCTGCTGATCCTGCTTGACCTCTTCTAATATCTTGTCCAGCAAAGAACTCTGCATTAGTTCTATCTAATTGAGCACCAAGTTCCATATTCAACCTTTGTTGCTTTCCACTCACTTCATTTAAAGCTGACTGACTAGCAAGAGCCTGAGTAGGA